AAATCGCGTCCGGTACGGTTTGCGATGAAATCCGCTTGCGCCCGGTTGAGCGTCAACGGGATAAGCTGTTGCCGCTTATCAAGGATACGCAGGTCGGTAACGGTTAGCGGTGTGGTTTCCTGTTGCCGACGGCGGCGCAATTCGAGTTCGGCAGCCGCCTTAGCTTTCAACGATGGCGCGGAGTTCATCATCTGAAAGCTTGCTCACATCCATAATCTTATGTTCAGTGCGTTCGACGTACCCGCGAGACTTGCCGACGGTCTTAAGCGCGAAACAGACCGCCCAACCTTCACCCGACTTCACCGCTTTTAATAACGCGCTTTCGGCTTCATCTAGCATGTTCTCGCGTGCATCCTCTAAAGCCTCTTGAACCTTAGTGGATGCTTTAGCGCGGTCATAGACAGCGCGGCGCGTAACGCCTAGATCGGCGGCAGTGCGGGATATGTTGCCATCGTTATTCCAGATAGCTTGAATGTATGCGTCGTCGGTTAGGCGTGCCATTTTTATTACTGTGTAGTGTCGTGTAGTTATTCCGGCAACGGCGCAACCACGATGACGCCGGGTAAGCGGAAATCCGCCGCCGTCGGGTTCACGCAAACGGCAACCGCGGTCACGGTGCAACGGGTACCCGCTGCGGTACCGCTAGGCACATCGAAACGCGCTTGCACGATGGTTCCGGTACCGTCGATCACGGTTGACCCGGTAACGTGCGTTGCCGGGCTTTCCACGATGAAGGTGCAAGAGCTGATGGTTTGACCGGGGCGGAGTTTCTTCGCAAATAGGAAGTCTATCGGCTTGATTTCGCCCGCGTAGAAGTTGACAATGTTATTCGTCATGATTACGACTGTGTAATGGTGAATGCCTGCGTAACGGTATCGCTTGCCGCAACCGCGTTAGACGTGGCCTGCGCCCCGTACCACAACACGTTACCCGTTGTCGAGGCATCCGTGACCGCGTGATGTGAAATCGTGCCCCATGAACCGGACGGCGTTGGGAACGTCGCAGCCGAGAGCGATACGCTACCGCCGGATACCGCGCCCCATGCCGGAGCACCGCCGCCGTTCGCGTTAATCAGCAAGCGTGAATAGTTGTTACCCGATGGCTCAGTAATCGTGCTACCCGTGCTGCTATCAGTGGGTGCGGCGGTACACAGTGCCACATAGGTAGCGGACACCGTGAACGCCTGATTACGGAACATGCGATCAAGGAAGCCGTTTGCGGCATAGTTACTGATACCGTTCGAGGCCGTGATTTCCACGTACACCTCACTACCGGCTACCGATGGCGTATTCCCGTTTACAATCGAACGCGAGGAACCGAGCGCGCCGTAGGCCAGCACGTTACCCGCGCCATAAGTGGCACTGTCCACAATCGCCCAATGTGTGACCGTACCCCATGATCCGGTGGCTTGCGTAAACGTCACGGTACCGGATTGCGTAACCCGACGACTAGACGCCGCGCCAAAGGTAATCGCCTGCCGAGCATACGCGCCACTGTTGGCGACTTCGCTCATGCTTGCCCCGGTTGCGGTTTCATCCGGGTTCGCGGTCGCCAGTGCCAGGTACAAGGTGGCAACGGGCGTATAAGCACTATTGCGCGTCAGATGGTTCAGCAGCGCGTTTTCACCGAAGTTACTTAGACTTCCCATGTCTCACCTTTACTGAATGGTATTGCGTTCCGGTCTGGCGTCTATCCACCAGGGTGTGTTCTCTTCTATCACGGGCAACTCGTACACACCCTCAATGCGGTACCGTTCACCGTCTGCGGTAATCGTCCAGCGCCAGCCGTCCGCCTCGATGACATCAGGCGCGTTCTCGAAGATGCCCGTAAACAGGTTAACGGTATCCGGTGTAACGGATGTTCCGTTGACCGTCGCATTCAGCGCAATCGAGAGGCGTAAGCTAACGCCGTCGGGCGTGGTAGACGTACCGTTGACCACTGCTGACAGCGCACGGGCAACCCTGAGCGCTACCGTATCCGGTGTGCTGCTAGTACCCGTTACCGTTGCATTCAGCGCACGGTTAACGAGTAGTGCAGCGGTGTCCGGTGTGGTCGATGTGCCGTTCACCGTTGCAGTGAAACTGATGACACCGCTTACGCTCAGGTTCACCGTGTCCGGTGTCACTGATGTGCCGTTGACGGTCGCAGACAGCGCACGGGCTACCAGCAAGGAAACCGCATCGGGTGTACTCGACGACCCGTTGACGGTTGCGGTAAGCACGCGGTTGACGAGTAACGCCGCTGTATCCGGCGTGGTCGAAGTCCCATTGACCGTTGCCGTCATCGGGCGGGTAACAGTCATCGCCACGACATCGGGCGTTGACGACGTACCATTCACGGTAGCCGTGAAATCAATCGCGCCCGTGATGGCGAGGTTTACCGTGTCCGGTGTAACCGATGTCCCGTTCACAGTAGCCGTAAGCGCACGGCTCACCAGTGCGGCGACCGTGTCCGGTGTGCTACTGGTACCGTCTACCGTTGCAGTTAAAGCGCGTGCAACCAATAAGGCGACGGTATCCGGCGTCGTGGATGTGCCATTGACCGTTGCGGATAATGCACGGGTCACTAACAGGGAAACGACATCGGGTGTTGAGGACGTGCCATTGACCGTTGCAGTAAGCGCCCGCGCCACTAACAGAGAGACTATATCGGGCGTGCTACTGCTACCGTTTACAGTGGCAGATAGAGCCCGCGCAACCAACAAGGAAACAATATCGGGTGTGGTGCTTGTGCCGTTGACCGTGCTAGTCAACGCACGGTTGACGAGTAACGCCACCACATCCGGCGTGGATGAAGTCCCGTTGACCGTCGCCGATAGCGGACGGGTTACGAGTGCGGATACCGTATCCGGGGTGGACGAGGTACCGTTAACGGTAGCGGTGAAGTTGACCGTACCGCCCGCGCTCGGTGCAAGCAGCAGACCTAAATGGGGTAACGGTGCCGGATCGCCGCCGCCGCTACCGGATACCGCGCCATCCGTCTGCGCTTGGAAAGCGTCTTGCTGGAACCCGTTACCCTGGAACATCGGTTAACCTTTTAACGGCGGGTCAGGGTCGCGTGAATATCCTGCACAGCCTCTTTGTAGAATTGGACAGCAAAGGCTTGGAAATCCTGTGCGCGCACAGACACGTCCGGATGAGTACCATAACCCCATGTGGCTTCAAAATCGCAGTTAAACCCGGTGGGATTATTTTCCGCGTCGGTATGCGGTGCCTGTGTATCGCGCCACTCTTTTCGGAGGTAGTAAAACCAAAATTCGGAAACCGGAGGCCAACAATGTGTCGGGTCGCCATAGGCGCGGCACGATGCCCAGTGCGGGACGATAATCGTTGCTTTTGCGCCCGGTTTCATCACGCGGTATAACTCATTGACGATATGCACGCGCTCGGTTCCGGTGAAATGTTCGATGACGTGGGAGGCGTGTACTTCATCCACGCTACCATCCTCAAAAGGCCAACGCTCTTTGAGATCAGCAACCACATCCACACCGGGAAAGGCGATGCTATCCACGCCGACGAACCCGTCTTTTTTGCGCGTCCCGCAACCGATGTCTAGTTTCACCACGTCATCCCTGTATTTACGTCAAAATGACCGACTGGCACACGGCAATCCACCGCACAGCGATAACCGTACTTGCGAGCTTTCGACCAGAACGCGAGGTCTTGCGTGCCTAACCCTTGCCCGTCCAAACCGTTCAAGGTTTTGAACCAAGGCTTTTCGATCTTCTCATCCTTGAACATGGATAAGCGCCACAGGTTGAAGCCCATGCCCGTCCCGTAGCACTCGACGACTTCGCCCGGTCGTGGCGGTTGTGGGCGGAAGTTCACCACCGGGTCTTTGATGTCCCCCCAAATTTGGGGTACGCCGCCCTCGCCCTTTGTCCAGTACAAGCCGCCGATGCAGGCGTATTCCGGGTGTTCATCCATTGCCCGGATGAGCTTCAGTACCCCGTCCGGCGGTGGCACGTTGTCATGCTCAATGGTCAGCAAGTATTCCCACTTGCACAGATCAGAATGAGCAAGCACCGCTTCAATCCCCTGATTGTAAGCGTCGCCTACTTCCATCCCCTGACACAGCAGGCGATACACACCCTGATTAGGCGGGAAGATGAGGTTCCAATGTGCTAACGCCACTTTCGTGGAAATCGTTGCGCCAGCGGGTAACAGGACGATAACCCGCTGCTGCTTCCACGTTGCCCCCTCGATAATGCGAGAGGTTGCGGTTTCCAACGCGGCATTGTGTGCGCCGAAATCGTAACCCGTAATCGTCATACGGTGCCCGCTTCAAAGGAGAACATCGGCGGGCGCTGCAATATAGAGCTATTGCCCTGTATCTGGCTAAAGGCGATGCTATCCGGCATGGCGGTACTAAAGCTCACGCTATAGCGCCCTTGCCCTAAAATGGGTTGCATAGTGGCGTTACTGGCTTCGCCGTAAATGCCGCTGTAACTACTGTTCGGTTGTGAGGCCAACATCTGATTGATGGTCATACCCGCGCCGCCGCCGGTCGTGGTACGGCTCCAGATGCCCACCCAATAATCCCCGCGTGTAAACGTTGAAGTAAACGGAATGGTCATGTTACGCAAACCACCCCACAGACTATAGGAGCCAACCGTCCCTGACGCGCTGAAGTTGTGGCTGGTACTGGTAGAAGTCAGCAGCGAAATCGAACTTTCGTTCCGGGTGTAGACGCCAAAGCTAAAGCTAAACGTTGCGCTGTTGCTGCTGTTGCTCGCGTTCGACAACTGAATAGGCATAATCACGCGGTCAAACTGGAAGTTGGGCGTGTTGGTCATGGGAGCAACATACAACGTACCTGCACCCTGAGCGCCCGCCACACTTTCCGCGCCGTAGCCAAACGGGTCATACCCATTACGGGTGATTTCGCCAGCGCCAACAATCCCGATGACTGAACCGCTACCGACCAACGTGACGTTATCACCACCGCTGATAACGATGTTGGTTCCGCTCACTGTAGACGCATTCGACGTATTGCCGATCAGCGTAAAGAATTGGTTATGCCCGCTGTTCCAGTCGCTAGGGCGCACCAGATTGGTAGCGGCAAGTGTGGTGGTGCTACCCTGCGAATTAAACCCGGTAATCGTTCCGGTGAAATCCGCGTTCGTGTTACTGAAGGCGTGAATGACTGCCACCGCTACACCTCAATATAGGTCAACGCGCCATCCACACTAATGGCGGCGCTCAGTTCGAGGTTAAGTAGCGTATTGGTGCCCGTCTGAAACCACCCTGCCGGGTTATACGGCAACACGAAACCCGTATTCGCAACCAGGTTCATCTGCCCCGTCAGCGCGGTACCGCCTGCCCCGTCCTCGAAGCGGACGTTGACCGTCCCCGCCGATACCAGGAACAACGCAAGCACGCGAATACGACGACCGGATACCGCAGCTACCAGCGTGTTATCGCCGGAGGTTGCTGCGTCAATGATTGCCCATAGCGGATTGCGGATCGTTCCCGCAACTGACATCTGTGAGCTATCAATGGTAGCCTGTACCGGGAGGGGAGCCGCAACCGCCGCGTCCGTTGCCGAACCATCAGCGCCCCACGATACTTTTACACGCGGGTAATGCACGCTGCTGATGTTATCCGAGGCGAACGTGTTACCGCCGCTGCCTGCATTCGTTGGGAAGTTATCCGACAC